TTCGGTTGATCGTGCGTAAATCGTGAACCCCACCGAAGCAGTGGGAGTGCCGCAAGTAAGGCTTGCGAAAACGGGAAAGTAACGGTGATCTGCTGCGGTGTGGTCGATGGAAAAATCATCGCCCATCACCCAAGATTCGACTTTGCTGGTGGCGAGAATCTCAGGCACAGCAACGTCTACTTGCGCTTCGTTACCGCCTGCGCCGAAGTCGATAGTCGCCGTACCAGTTCCGGCCATTAGACGCTTACCTCTGTTGTGACGGTCTTCACAATCTCGCCCTTGTCGTTGCGCGTCACAGTGCCTTCAGTTCTACGTGTAGGCATAGACAATTCAACGGTTGCAGGCTGGATAGTCGCTTCAAAATTCGCCATAACTTCAACCGGAGTCGGTGCAACGTCATTGGTGACTTGCACATTGACCGGCGTCGGGTTCACGAAGTTGGACACTTGCACGATGGGCGCTGGCGGTGCTTCATACGTTGCCTGAACAACCGATTTGCCCATGTCAATCACAACGCCTTTACCGTCGCCCACCGCTTTGATCATTGACATAACTTCCATGTGTCGCTTGTCTTGCGCCTTGACTTCCATTTCACGCAGGTAAGCCGATTGCAAGACTGGCTCAGGCGGCGTGTCTTTGGCCGGTTTCATGTCTTCGCCCAGCTTGTCCAGCGGCAGCAAGTTGCTCTGCGCTGTCAATGCGTCAGCCCCCGCCATAGGCGGCAGGTTTTCCAACTGGCGGCATTCATTGCGTGTCATCACACCGTTTTGCACGTTCTTGGCGTACAGGTCGGCGCGTTGTGTTGGGTTGCCACGCAGAAGTGCGTCAAGAGCAAATTCCACGCTCATAAAAGAGCGCTGGTTGGCCGTCATCACGCGCTTGCGAGTGGCCTGTTCGATAGACACCAGCATCGGGCGAATGGATAGCTTGTAAAAACCATCCACGATCTGCTCAATGCCGCTGCCCCAGGTGGTTGTGTCGTTGTGGTGCACCAAAACTGGTGGCACGTCGAACCACCGGCAGATTTCGGACACGGTGAAGTTGCGAGTCTCCAAAAGCTGCTGCTGCTCGGGCGACATGCTCAACTGCTCGTACTTCATGCTGGCTTCCAGCACGAACAAGCGGCTGGTGCTGCCTTCGGCCATGCCTGCGAAGCTGTCTTTGATGTTCTTGCGTTGCTCTGGGTTCAAAACCTTGTCGATCATCAGAACACCAGTGGGTTTACCCCCGGTTCCGAACACTTTTGAGGCAGTTCCTTGGGCCTTTGCAGCCTCGTCGGTGGTGCTTCGCATGAACTCCAGCTTGGACAATCCAACCGTTCCGTTGCCCAAATTCTTGAGGTGCAGGACGTTTGCCTCTGACAAAACCGCAATGTCGCTTCCAAGCTGGTACTTGTAGACCATGCTGCCGTCGCCCAACACTTCAACTTCCACTTGGTCGGCTGGCATCGGCCAAAGGGCCATCGCTTCACCCCGGCCATCGCGGTCAATTCGCGCGTAGGCGTTGCCGCGCAGGTCGTGGTTCAGCATCATCGCCCGCCAAAACTCGTATGGCGTCATGCGCGAATTTGGGGATTCGTGCAACAGCGAGTACATACGGGAGTTGCGTGCCAGTTCGCGTTGCCCGTTGCGGGTCGTGTATGCAAAAAATGGCAGGCTAGCAATGGTGCTGGCGCGTCGGTCAATGCACGACCACACCGCACTGATCTGGAGCGCACCGTCCGGTGAAATGTTCCCCGAGTCGGGCACCAGGGCGATAGACGGAACCGGGTTCTGCGAACCAGTGGTTTCCGCTATCGCACCACCGCCAAACCAACGGGAAAACATATTAGCCACGTTGGTTATCCCGATATGAGGTTGTTGAGAAATTCATCTATGTTTTCCGATTCGTTTGGCATGACCCCGCAGGCCATCGCCAGCGCCACCATTCCGTCAATACGGCCACGTTGGTGTTTCTTGTCGAATTTGCGTGCACCTGAATCGCCAACTACTTTGGCGTTCTTGGCGCACATTTCCAAAATTGGATGGTTCCCGTGACGGAGTTGATTGCCCAGCAGCTTGACTTCCAGCGCACGTAGCGCAGGGGTCATGCTGAGAGTGCCTTGCCCGTAGGGAACAAACTTTTCCAGTTCGTCATCGCTGAAATTAGCCTTCACAAGCCAAGGTTTCAGATGCTCAAACAGCGCCCGGTCAAAGGCGACTTGCTGTACGTCACAGCGGTCAAACAGGCCGCGCATGAACTCAGCAACAAACTCGTATTCGATGGCCCTGCCCGGTGTGGTGTTCAAGTGGCCTTGCTTGGCCCACAAGTCGTAGGGCACGCGGTCTTTGCGGGACTTCTCTGACAAACCTTCTGCCGGTAGCCAAAACTCTGGGTGTACACCACCATCTTCTGTGACCAGCACCAGGGCTGTCAGGTCGTTGACGCTGGATAAATCCAAGCCGCCCCAAACTTTGGATTTTTCAATCGGCCCGCACTCTGCCCCGTTGCCGCGCCAAACTGACTGCGACACGAACGGGCTTTGGGCTTCCACGCGCATGTTCAGAATCAGGTTCCGAAACTCGGGCTCATTGGCGGGCATTTCCATCGCGGATTTGCACTGCTTTTCAATGTCGTCAATAGAGCGGAATTTACCCATCGCAGGGTTGGCCGCAGCCCATGCCTTTTTGTCATTCAACGCGCAGTCAGCCGGGGCTTCGTACACATGGCACACCACCCGTGGGTCTGGTGCATTGCGCTGTGCGTCGATCCACGTACTCAGCAGATCGGCGTCCGTTGGTGCCTGGGTGCTGATCGTGATTAGAAGCGGGTTTTCGTAAGCACCCTGCGCAGAGGTGATTGCGGAAACAAACTTGTCTGTCGGTCCTACGATCTGGCCGGTTTCGTCCAAGATGGCCAGTATGGGTGAAAGCCCGTGGGCGGTCTTGCCTTCTGCGGAGAGCGCCCTGTAGAGCACGTTTTTTGACAGGCCAATCAACCGCTTGCCCGATGGCTGAATCCGCACCAGCTTGGAGAGCTTGGGCGACATTTCAATCATCTTGCGGGCCAACTCAAACACCACCGCAGCCTGCTCCTTAGACTGCGCACCAGACACTATCTGGCTGTTCTGCACCGCCTCGGGGCCGCACAGGTGCGCAAGCAGGATGCCCCCAATGAGAGCGGTCTTACCGTTCTTACGGGCGATGCTCAGAATGGCCGTGTGCGTGCGCAGCGGGTTATCGTAAATGTCGCAAATGAACTTGCGCTGGAACGCTTCCAACACGATTGGCTTGCCGATGTGCTGGCCTTCTGGCGCGAGGCAATATGTCTCCACGAACGCGCACACCTTCTCCCCGCGCGTCATCTTGCGAACGGGTTTTGGTTTGCGGGTAGCCATTACGCCAACAACTCGTCGTCCTCAAGTTCCTCACGGAGCTTGCGCGATTGCTGTTCCACTTTTCGTTTGCCTGCGGAGTCGCGCGGGTCGATGTTGGCTTTGCCGGTGAGGCCCAAGGCCCGCATCAAGGCCATTTCCCGCCTCGCCAAGCCTTCCAAGACAGACACGCGGGGGTTCATAACCATTGTGCCTCGGGCGTTCTCTATGACCGTTCCTTCGGAGTCCAGCATTTCCTGCTGGGCCTCCAAGTCGGCCATCGACCGGGCAAGCTGGGCGCCGATCACCAAATGGGCTTCTGTCCATTCGTCCACCGACTTGGCCTTGTAGACACCCGGCCAAAAAGCCAAGTCCTGCTGGCGCAGTTTGACGTGCGCGGGGGGCTTGGGTATGCCCTTGGCCGCGTTCACCATCGCCTTTACAGCACTGGTTGCGCTGTTGGAGTCGTGGGTTTTCTTGGTTGCCATATTTATGCCGCCAACAAAGATAGCATTTCGGCGTCGGTTTTGTTGCTTTTGAACTGGTTGCAACTTCGGCAAGCACAGCGTGAATTTTCTTTGGTGTGGTCGCCGCCTCTTGAGAGTGGGACTATGTGGTCTAGCTCTGGCGCAGAATGAAAAAAGGAGCCTTTAAGCTCCTTTGGGGTATCTATGCCGCATATCTGGCACCGCCATTTGTCCCTGTCGAATACCTGTTCTTTGGTAAATCTCTCTACCTTACCGCCGTTGCGTCTAGCACGCCGACGATGCGACGATCCGTAACAACCTGCTGCCTTTAGCTTTTCGCGCTTTACTTCCAGGGTATTGTTTACCCGCAGCCTGCATTTCTCGCAGCAGTATTTGCTGTTATACCGCCCAGCCTGAAACGCCTTTTGGCATTCTGGATTTGCGCAAGTAGCGGTATTAACTATTTTGTTAGTGTACGGTTTGCGCGGCCTTGGGGCTGGCTTTGGCGCACAATCAAAACAAAACTTCCGCTCTTTACCGTTGGCGAAAAGTGGCTTCGCGTGATCGCACGACCCGCCACGGCTATACGCCGCCTTATACTTTGCGTCAGCCATCGAGATACCTCAGATATTTCAGTGGTTAAAACCCGGCCAGCGTTGACGCGCTGAGTCGGGTTTGCTTTTTCACCAAACGACTTTGCCGTCTGGTGTGAATTTGGTTCTCTCGGAGCGGGACTTCTCCCACATTTGCTTGTCCGAGTCGTGGTGAGGCTTACACAGCGCCTGCCAGTTGGCTCTGTCCCAAAATAATTCTTGGTCGCCGCGATGCGGAATAACGTGGTCGACCACCAGCGCAGCGGTAACGCGGCCTTCTTTGCGGCACATGACACACAAGGGGTGCTCACCCAGGAATTGTTTTCTGGCTTTCTGCCACGCCCATGTGTACCCACGCTCTGCGGACGATTTACTTTCGTTTCGCCATGAAGCGGTGGCTTTTGGGAAGTCGGCCATAGGGTTTACCTTTCGGCTGGTCGAACCTGTCGCACCGCGCCTGTTGCCGGGGGTGCAGTCGGGGGAAAGTGTCACGTCATTTACCCCTGACGTGCCGCAACAGGCTTGCGGAGTGATGGGGTGGTGGTTGGCGAGGGGCAGATACTATTTTTGCACTAGGCAACAGGGAGTGAGGTATCGCCCCTGCATTTCTACCATCGCCTGCATAACCCTTTGGTTACAGGCACCGAAGCCTGCGCAAGCGAAGGTTGGACTTATGCGTATTCGCGCTCCAGTTGCGCAATTATCACAAAACCCGCAGAATTAGCAAATTCCCTGTATTTAGTTTCTCGGCCCTTCGCGCGCGGGACGAAATATGGTCGGGAAATTGGGGGCACGCATTAAATCAAAGG